AGAAGGTATAAATATAATAACGAGGAACAAATATGAGTATAGATATAGATCAATTTGATTTTGGTTTTACAGCTGTTGATGAAAACGAATTAGAAGCTGTACAGAAATTATCATCAGAAGCTTCATCTGTTGCAGCATCGGCTGAACAAAACGAAGAAAAACTTAATAAGCTCTATAATGCTATATTACCTCTCTTATCAAATTTAAAAGCAAACCCAGAAAAGGATTATATTTACTGGCCAAATAGGACAGAAAAAGTAGAAGCCTTTGAAGATTTAATATCAGGAATAGTTAAATAATGACGTTACAAACTTCAGGTAATATTTGCATTGGTGATCTTAAGACAGAGTTTAGTTCATCTGCAAATTGTTTAACATCATATTATGCAGGAGGTGGTGTAGTACCATCTGGAGCATCTGGAACAAATGGTGCAGTTCCTACAAGTGGAACAATTTGTTTAACAGATTTTTATGGTGTTTCAAATGTAATTCCAACTGTTTCAAATGTACAAAATTATACTGGAACCTATGCAGCTGAATTTTCTGCGGTATTATCATATTCAGGTGGCTTTGGTGCTGATAGTATTACTTATCAATTAGTTATGAGAACATCAACAAGTGGTAGTAATTATGTTGCAACTCTTTATGTAGAAGAAACAAGTGATGCGAATGGTATATATAATAGTGCAGGAATGACAACAGGAACTTTATATCCAGTTCAAACTGTTACATTTACACAAGGTAATTGGCCAGATAGTTATGCATTAGATCATTCAGTTTCAATTGACCAAGGCGGCAGTGGAGCTGTAAATAAAGGGACAAGTTTAGTTGCTGGAACAGGAGAAACTTATACATCTGGAAGTAATTGGGATAATACAACATTCGAACTTTTAAATCCTACAACAAATACTGCATTTAGAACAACTCATTTAACTACAGGAGAATGTTTTACAGGAACTGTGATATATACTGATACATATAGTCTTAAATTTATTAAATCGGGATATCCAACCTTAACCGCTGCTACATTTAGTATATCTTGTGAACAGGATATGGGTCATTCAGGACTTTGCCCATAATGTCAAATATACAAGCACCAACTTCAGAAACATCTATCTCTAAAATAAATAATAATAACTTTATTATTACAATGGGGCCTGGTGAATGGACAGAAAATAGAACTGATGGAGTTATAAAATCAATTGATTTTGTAATTAAAGGATGGTTAAATGATAATGCTCCTACAATAGATAGAGAAATGCATAATGGAGATACTATAAATCATTTGCAATGGGGGCAAACAGGCTCAGTAGAAGAATCATTTAATTGGGTCGTACCAGAAGATTTACAAACAACAGCAACATGGCATGGGCATAATCATCCACATGATGAAGATAATGATGATCTATATGGAACACGATCAAAACAATGGTTATCACTTATAAAACAAACTAATGAATATATAACAGCACATGCTTCTGTTATATCTCAATTGGAGGCACTCTAATGTTTTGGAATAGTAAAGACATCGACATAGAACAATTAAAAGAAACACTCAAAGTAGATGAAGGTGTAGTATATAAAATATACAAAGATCATCTTGGTTATCCTACATTCGGAATAGGACATCTAGTTATAAAAGAAGACAAGGAATTCGGTCAGGAAGTTGGCACTGAAGTTTCAGAAGATCGTGTAAACGAATGTTTTGAAAAAGACGTGCAATCAGTGATCGAGGATTGTAAAAAACTACATGATGGTTGGGATGGTTATCCACAAGAAGTGAAACAAATCGTTGCAAACATGATGTTTAATATGGGACTCACGCGCTTGAGCAAATTTAAGAACCACAATGCAGCGCTGCAAGGTGGTGATTGGAAGGAGGCTGCCAAAGAAGGCAGAGATTCGAAATGGTACACGCAAGTGACAAACAGAGCCGAAAGGCTAATGAAGAGACTCGAGGAGATCTAAAAAAACCGAAACATAAAGGTAATTTTTGGTGTCATGAGAGAAAAGACTTTTTCAAATGGGAAAAGTTGATTAATTATAACTATAAGACCTAGGAGGTATATATTATGGATTTAGCATTCATAGTGATTGGTGGAATAATATTAGCAGCAGGAATTTATGCTGTTTATGATAATTCCAAACCTGCGTCAGGAGTTAGAGCAAGAAACGAGAAAGGACATTTTGTAAAAGATGATCCTGATACTCATCACAAAAACGAAGCTTATAAAGATGGTAAAACACCAGCTAAGAAAAAAGCTCCAGTGAAGAGAAAGCCAGNAGCTAAGAAGCCTGCTGCTAAGAAAGCTCCAACACAACGCAGAACCAGAAAAAAAGCAGCTAAAAAATAAGTTGTAACAGAAACTATTTCTGTATAAATAAAATAGAAATGGTAAGACATTAATCTTACTATGTAAATCTAATGGAGAATATAATGAAAAATTTATTTACTCTGTTCGCTGGATTAGTTCTTATTACGAACTGTGCTTCTATTGGAAGCGTCGTAGAAGGAACAAAGGAGTTTACAACTGGAGTTGTTGACGGTGCTGTAAAAGGTACTTCAACTGTTGTTTCAGCTGTAGCTTCAGATGTAGTCTCTACAGGAGAATTCGTCGTTGAAACAGCTGTTGATGTAGGTAAAACTGCAGTCAATACTGGTACTGGAGTTGTTCAAAAAGCAGCTAACAGAATCGATGAAGAAACTGACAAATTACAAAACCCTCAGCCTGAGGGAAAGTAGCTTGGTCTCTTTTTCCACAATATCCTAAAGAAAAAAAGGATATTCTGGAAAAGGAGAGAGTAGTTGAAGAAGCAAAAAATGATATAACTATTATCATTAAAATTGTGAAACGCTACTGTACGCAATATCCGGAAGAGTGCGAACAATAATATTAAAGGGATCTTTTTAGGTCCCTTTTTTTTATACCTAGAGGTTTAGACCTTATAAATAATAGCGTATGGAAGAGATATTTACACTTATATCAGATGTAGGATTACCTATAGCTGGTGCTTTAGTGATGGGATTCTTTATCTTTACAATCATTAAACAAATACTCGAAGGTGTTGTTGATGACATTACCACACTTACCATGTTTTGTTCAAGCTTAGAAAATAGAGCAAGAACAATGAGTAATGAAATGGTCAAGATTGATTTACTTGTAAGTAGTGCATTAGAATTAAGACCTGATATCGAAAGAATAGCTCGTGCAGAGAATTTTATCGAAGATGGTAAACTTGACGTAAGAAGAGATTAATATGGAAATTGCTGATTTAATAGCCAATTATGGCTTTCCTACTGTTATGGTTGTGGGTTTAGGATATTTTGTTTACTTTGTTTGGAATTTTATAAGTGAACACTTAGATCCAGCCACAGAAAAAATGCATTTCCAACTTATAAGAGTGATTGATCAGATGAGAATGCTCGATCAAGACCTTATTAGATTACAACAAAAAGTTGACGTGGTATTGGAATACAGAGAAAATGAAAAGAAAAAAAATAGAGAAGGTTAAGAGTCAAGCTGAAGTATTAACTTTAGTAAGTCTTTTTGTCATATCGATTATGGCTGTTTCTCCTGTTAACGCCACAGAAATAGTACACAAGTTTAAAAATCCTTCCTTTAGTGGTATAGGAACAGCATCGCATTATTTGACTGTAGAGAACCAAGAGTTTTCTCGTAAGAAACAAATAGAAGAAGCATTAGAAGCTGCAGAAAAAGCAGCACAAAGAGAAGCTGAAAATACCACACTTGCTAAGTTTATTCGTAACTTAGAAAGTAGAATATATGCTCAAATGTCTAAGCAATTAGTAGAAAGCATGTTTCAAAACGACGGTGCAGTACGATTTGGATCTTTTACATTAGAAGGTTCAGTTGTTACTTATGAAGTGATAACCAATGAAGATGGTTCAGAATTTATTAAAATGACTATAGTTGATACAAACGGAACAGAAACTGTAATCGAGATTCCAATTGGAACAGGTTACTTCGGGAGTGACTATGGTACGACACCTGACGGCTAGTTTCTTAGCAATAATTTTACTTACAAACTGCGCACAGATTCCAAGATATACTGAGGATCCAACTATCTGTAATCCAGATATGTGGGGCGATGAATATGATCATAATGTAGTTGAATGGGTCAAAGCAAGTGGAAGAGTCTTTAAAAAGGCAATGCCATATATTTGTGTTGATGTACCTGAAATTGTTAAGATGCCATCATACTTTCAATTATTAGATTTACCACCAGCTGAAACGAAACCAGTTGTTGCTGTATATCAATTTGCAGATAAAACAGGACAAAGAAAAGCTCTTGATGGTATAGCATCATTTAGTACAGCAGTAACACAAGGTAGTACTGAAATGCTTATTGATGCATTAAAGAGTGCAGGTGGTGGAACATGGTTTCGTGTAGTAGAAAGACAAGGATTAGATAACCTTGTAAGAGAACGACAAATTATAAGAAGTGCACGCCAAGACCTAGCAAAGGCAGAAGGCAAAGAAGAAGCACAAGGAATTCAACCATTACTTTTCGCTGGAATGTTAATTGAAGGCGGAGTAATTGGTTATGATACTAACATACTATCTGGAGGGCGAGGCGCACGAACTCTTGGGATAGGTGCTAGTCGACAATATCGTAAAGATGTTGTCACAATCTCTATAGAGCTGTTTCAGTTTTGACTGGAGAAGTTTTATTAAACGTCCAAAGTAAGAAGACTATCCTATCTTACGGCAGTGGAGGAGATGTATTTAGGTTCATAGAACAAGGTACACAACTTATTGAGTATGAGGACGGAGTGGGTAAAAATGAGTCAGTGACATATGCAGTGCGTTCAGCCATTGAGGCAGGCGTATTGGAATTAATCAACCAAGGACATGATAGAGGTTTTTGGGTAATAAAAGGAAAAGAAAAATGATAAAATATATTTTAGGCCTAAGTTTATTTTTCAGTTCTTTGACTTTTGCACAAGCATCTGATGATAATGAAATTAATATTACACAAATAGGTGATACACTTACTTTGTATATTGACCAGATAGGATATGGTAATAAGATTGGACTGGATAATTTTAGTTCATCTTCTTCTGCTTCTCCGATTACTGGTTCTTCATTAACTTTCAATATCGATCAGATTGGTAATAGTAACCTTCTTTATGGTAAAGTTACAGCTGATTCTTCTTCATACACTTTAGAGTGGAACGGAGATAGTAATGTCTGGGACTGGATGATAGGGGAAACAGGTTCATCGGACAGCTCAAACTTTCTGGTGGATATTACTGGCGATTCAAATACAATGGATTTGGATCAGGGTTCTTTATTTAGTGCAGAACGATTAGACTTTGATTTAACAGTTTTAGGTAGTTCAAACGTATTTGATGTTGATGTTGAGACTGATGATGTTATCTGGAATTTTGATATTACAGGTAGTTCAAATGATATTAATACTTTACAAAAAGATGGATATTATCAAGAGATTAATTTTACTCTTGATGGTTCATCAGCTGATGTAGACATTAATCAGATATCTGGTACATGTCCTACTGGCGTTTCAACATGTAAAGGTATTATAACACTTGATGTGGATAGTGANAATGCAACAATTCAAATCAATCAAAAAGATTCANCTAACGATANTTAATCTTATACTNATAGGGTCCGTTTCGGCGGACTCTATTGGTTCTATNGTNGAACAATCAGGCGCAGCTCAAATCAAACGACAACAAGAAGAGATTGTTGTTGTCACTGCTGCATATNTACCAGAAATTGAATTAAACGATNTTGCTGAAACAGCAATGGGTAAACTTAAAATTCAATTTTTAGATAAAGCTCAATTAGATATCAAAGAACACAGTGAAGTTCTTATTGATGAAATATATTATGATCCCGATCCATCTCTTTCAAAAATGTCAATGAAGTTTACTATGGGAACAGCAAGATTTGCTTCAGGTTCTCTTGGATTAATAAACAAAGCAAACATTGATATACAAACACCNACAGCTACGATAGGTATTCGTGGTACAGATTTTACAACAACAATTGATGAACTTGGCAGAAGTTTAATTATGTTATTACCAGATGCGAATGGCGATCCATCTGGAGAAATTACAGTAACAAATGAAGCAGGTACTATTACTTTAGATCAAGCTTATCAGGCAACAATGGTATCTTCTTTAAATACACTACCGACCAGTCCAGTTACGATTGGTGGTATTACACCCTCAATGATCGATAATATGTTTATCGTAAATC